CGTAGGGAAGTGTGATAGTGGTTTGATCTAGTGTGGAGTTAAATGTTCTAGTTAGACCTGATTCAGTAATCTTCCTGTCCAAGTAGATTGTGAAATTAGAATCCGTGTCTGTGTATCCGGATTCGACGTTAATTTTTTCAAGAAAGACACCATCAGACCTACTGACTAAAAAATACAAAATGTTGTCTATAAATTCTATACCAAGGACTGTTGCTGATGAATCCAAAGTCCATTTAGACCATGAGGATTGTAGTTTCTCGTCTCCGGTAAAAAAGTATTTGTAAATGTAAACTGTGTTCCTGTCCCGATCACACGTAAAGGCGCAAATCTGTTCATTGCTTGAAGCCGTCATGTAAGTAATGTTTCCTTTTATGTAAGAAGGAACTGAAGCTGAAATATCAATACCGTTAAACTCAAGCGTATCTTGAGTAACAAAGTATTCCATCACACCGGAATAAGCTCCTCGGCTAAACGGAAAGAAAATGTTCTTACCAACAACAAGAGGTTTACTGTCCTTTAAAGCAGTGAACTCTGTTGTCTGCTGAATAGTGGCTGTTTTTGGAGTTAGGATGTCTTGAGCAGATAGGTAGAATTGAGCTTGATCTGCAAACAAAACCAGCCGCTCTGAGAACGGAACAGCGTGTCTAAGAACGGATACACGAGTATGGCTACTAGCTACATCAATCGGATCGGAATCCAGCAGCGAAGTAGTATCTGTCCTGAAAAAATTAAAAAATTCTGAGTTTTCGGAAAGAATAACATTCTCGTCCGATAGGAATCCCAAACGGTTTCTAAAGAAGCAAATATCGTTTAATGTGTTTCCTACAAAACTGGGGGGAGGGTTGCTGGCATCAGTTCCCACTTTTCGCTGAGCCCAACTAGGAATCGTATACGTTGAAGCACCGACAGCAATAGTCTGTCCGTCACAGGAACTAAGAGCAAACTGGCCGTTAGCCAGACGAACAAGAACGTGGGGCATAGTGTCGGCATTTAGCTTGAACTCTTGATCAGGTGTCTGCGTTTCTTTCCAATATCCTGTTCCTATACCAGAACCGTTAGCAGCCACAAATTCAACCCAATAGCCGCTTTCGTCATCTTCCGAATAATCTGTTACTCTTACTTTTTGTCCGTGAAAAGCAATCAATGGAAGTTCTGCCTCCGTTTTTGATTCTTTAAAAACAAGAGACATTGCTGTGCTGTTGAAGCTGCTTCCTGTGCTGTCAGCTATATCAATGGTGAAATTAGCGGAATTTTTACGCTTAATGTGTATGGATGAGTTGGTTACCGCACTGATGTCAAAATTTGTGTTGATTGTTGCATTGGCAACCAATGCTGCTCTAATTCCCGCAGCGATTGTAGTTGTTTTTCCGTTAGCTGCTGTTGCGCTATCTCCACTGGTAAAGTTGATTGAAATACCATCAATTATTACTCGGTAATCGGAAGAGAAAGACCCGCGAGCTACCGTAACAACGGCTTGGATAGCTGCTGCTGGGGATAAAGTAACTCCCATTGCGGCTGTCTTTTTGGTGTTAAGAATAAACGTGTAGTCTGCTACAGTGAGCGCACGGTATTCTTGTTTAGGAGAAGTAGAGTTAAAATAAGAAGGTATTGAGGTTCCAAGGACGTTAACTACTTTCTCATTGCCTTGAAGATCGAACACCCTGACACTTGTTCCAGAGACAGAGAACACATACTGTTCAGTAGGATCTCGGTTAATAAAGTGAACAAAGGCATTTGAGACAGGAGAAGTCATTACCTTTTTGATGTGCTCAGTCGGGTTGCGTTTCACCAGACCTTCCACAACCGAACTCATCCCATTGATTTGCTCGTCAGCTTGAGTAGCAAACTTCAACGCATCAGCCTGTTGGCTAACACCGTTGATCAGGTTAGGGATGTTGGTGGTTACAAGAGCCATTATCTGTCTAGGACACTAGCTACATCGTAATTGTCAAACACACTGTAATCTCCGGTATCTGCTTCATACTCCCTAAGAGCCGCAAAAGCAGAAGCCTCGTCAGTGGCAAGCTGGTTAGCCAGTGATTCGCTACCTACCACTTTGGTTTGAAATACTCGTGTAGCCTTGGTTGTTATGTAAGTCCTGAAAGGTTGTGGAAGATACTCCCAATCCATCAACTTAACCAGATCAGCCTCAAGATCGTAATCGAATTGATAAGTGTGATTTTTGCTATCGTAGAGATAAGCCCCACGTTGAACCGGATCAATGTTAGGGTAGTCAAACTTACTTACGTCAATCCGGACAATATCGGAAGTAATTGAAATTCGTTTATCGTTTGCCCTGATAAGGGGGTAGTGTTTTTCAGTGTTAAAATGCCATCCAATAGATTGAACCTGACGGCTAATTTCATCCAAAGTTTGTTCCGCTACGTCTGCGTCAACTGTGGTGGCTCCTCCAAGCTGGTTAATAGGTGCTTCTCCAATAGAGGAAAGCATCCAGTTGATAGCGTCCAGTTTGGAAGTAATAGAAAGTGCCATATAAAGGGAAGCTAGATAAAATTCCTCATTTGATCAACCTAAAATTTGAAAGGGAGGGAATCGGGCAACAGAAGGTAAAATGAGCTAAACCCTTCTGACGAGAGCACCGAAACCCTCCCTTCAAATGTGTTAGAAGCTTAGGACTTCTTGATCACCACGACCGTTTCCGGACGCAGCGAACCGTGGCCCATCGCATACTTCGCAACCATCAAAGTTCCCTGATGGGTAAGCTGGTATTCCGACTCAACAGCGAGGTCGAGCAGTTTAACAGTTCCCACAGCAGCTTTGTGGCTGACCACAGCAACCGTGTTGGTGAAATCACCTTCATAGTTGGTGTTGGTTCCAGACTCCTGAGCACCAGTATTCGTGGTAGGCAGGTTGTTGGACTTGTAGATGCGAACCCCACCGATAACCGCAATGCGACCATCAGTGTAGGAACCAGCCGGAGTAGGCTTGTTAGGAGCAGCAAGCTCTTGCACAAGCGCATAGTATTCGGCGGGTTTGACCACAACGAAACGACCATCCGAAGGGACGTTCTTTTCGTCAAGGACTTGAGCAGCTTCGTAGATAGCAGCAGCCAAGTTTGCACCAGTGGTGACCGAAGTGCCTTTGTTCAAGACAGTTCCGGTTCCGCTACCAGTGAACACTTCGGCGGCACTCGCTGCTTTGATGAGGACTTTCAGCACGGTCTGGTCGAACTTAATCGCCAGCGCACGGCCAAGCTCCGTCGAGTAGATGGAACGCACATCGTAGTGGTTCATCGCCTCGTCGATACGAGCAACGAAAGTCGAAGCAAGCAGGAGGTTATCAATCGAGATGACCCGCTCGCCATGTTTGATAGCGGACAGGTAGGAGTTACCAGCGTCGAGAATCGACTGACCAGCAACGTGATACTTCGCGGAGGCGATCCCCGTCACCGGAAACTGAGCGCTCTTACCGTTGGAAATAGTGCGAACCGTATGCAACGGTGTCATGATGTTCTCAGTCGTGAAAGTCGTGAGAACCTCACCCGCAAACTTCTTCAGGAAAAGAGCATAAGCGTCACCAGTAGCGTTGATCTGGCCCAACCGCGAAGCAGTGGTATCAGAATTAGCCATAATTAGTTATGTCTTTCTAAGTTAGTTTTTGTGTCTTTGGTTATCCGAATAGTCACATGAGATTCTTCATAGGGTTGTTCCTCGCAAGGAGCCACTCTGTTAAATCTAACGATTTCTTCAGGTTGAAATGCTTTTATCGTATTTATAAATAGCTGTCAACAGCTTTTTTACAACACATCCGAAATTTCAAGTCTCTTTTCTACATCGCGGCGGTAAGCGGGATCATTAGCGTATCGAGAATCAGCCATAGCAGAGACAACTTCAGCAGTGCTACGGAACGGCGAGACGCTGCTAGACATGGATTGCGATCCACCAATCAGTTTAGGAGCTTTGCCGTTCTGAGCAACGTATTGCGCCCAAAGACCCTTAGCTGCCAGACGGACGCTGGTTACATCGTTTCCGGTGACTAGGCTATCGTAAGCATCAACTTCCTCTTTGGAGAGGTTACCAGATGCCCACTCAACCATTGCTTTGTAGTTTTCCTCCCCGCCGACAGAATTATAAACTTCTGCAACTTGACGAGTCTGAACAGCCTCAACTCCCTCAATGTAGCGATTAACCACTTCTTTAGGGATACCCATTTCAGCCAGTTCTCTAAAAGAATCCTCAGAAAGTTCGCCTTTATCGGCCCATTCTTCAGAGTATTTGGTGAAATCACGAGCTTTAGGCTCTTCTACGGTTTTTGCTTCTTCTACGTTCTCAACTTCTTTTTGGAGAAGCTCACCGATTTCAGCAGTAGTTTCAGGTTCTTTAGCAGGAGCAGGGGTGCTCATCCTTTTTTCAAGCTCTGAGTAAGCTTTAGCCATGTCTTCGGCTGATTTGAACTTCTCAGGCAACCACTCAGGGCGGGATTCTTGATCCTCCTCGTGTTTGGGGCGTGCCGTTGGAACACCCATCTGGTCAATTACCTCAATTTCGGGTATTGTGACCTCTGGACTGTTAGATTCGTTTTCGGTCACAGGAGCATCAGCACCAGTTTCCGGTGATTTAATTTCGATGGTATTTGCCATTTGTTATTTCTTATTCAATTTTAGGGTTAGTTTCTTTAATTACCCCCTCTTCGCGGAAGGAGGAGTAAAATCTGCAAAATTGGTGGGCTGTCCCATCAGCAAGCTTGTGGCAGCAGCAGCCGTTTCGGGCGTTGAACTAGCAACTTGAGCAGCGGCACGGAGAGCGTCAGGAGCCATTTCTTGCATCATCTGTGCTTGCTGAGCTTGCTGAGCCGCCTGATTTTCAGCATCAAGTTCTTCTTGGGTCTTAATAAGCCCCTCGGTGTCGATACCAAGAGCAGCAGCCCTACGTGATAGATACTCAATAGGATTGAGGTAGCGGAGGGACTCTGGCCCCATAGCTTGCTGAACTCCAGCCAAGAACTGATCCAGCTTTACCAGATCGTTCCCACGGCCAAGGGCTTCGACGCCAGTGACGATCATAGGCTTGACGATTTCCTTGGGAAGCTTGGGCATACGCTTTTGCTTGACCATGCGATCCATGATCCGACGAACAAGGGGAAGCTGAAATTCCTGACTCAAGATAGAATAAGCCCCGCCTAGGGTAGTTTCCAATTCCTGAGCCATAAAGCGAATCTCCTCCGCAGTTACACGCTCGGCGTTGCGTTGGACTGCACTATTGAGAAGGAACGCGAAAGAGAGACGAGATTGTATGTCTTGAATAAGCTGGTTGACGATCTGGAGGTCAGCACGTTTTTCAACCTGAAGAGCCGTAACATCCGAAGCAACACCGCTAATAAAAGCTCCGTTAGGGGCATCAGCAAGGGATTTGATTCTCGTTGTTCCGGTGGGGTTGACCATGAAGACAACTTTACTGGCAGCAGCCGTAGCTTCGACCACAGCACGCGACAGGGCTTCAAGGGAACGGAGGTCACCTAGATACTCTTCGACAAATCCGCGCCCATAGTCCTCACCATCAATACGGTTAAAGCGGAGGGCAAGCCAAGGCATCTTATCTTCAGGGTAATATCCCTTGGTTTCCGGAACTTCCATTCCGTTAAGCTCTTGGCAAATCTCGTAACCGTCACCGTCTTCTTCCAAATAAATTTTTGTGTAAAGATCAACGTATTCTTTGTTAACCCCAACATTCGGATCGGACAGAAGAGCCTTAACATTGTCAGGAAGATTGAAAGGACTAACACGCTCTTTGACTACAATGTGTGTTACAAGACCGGAAGGGTCACGTTTGACCACATAAGAGTCCATGCGGAACACGCGAATACCTCCCTTTTCCGGAGTGTGGACAAGGACGTTACCAGCTACGATAAGGTGGCGAAGGGCTTCATAAGCCCCAACACGCAAGGCTGAAGTCTCAACTTCCTGCATAGCCATGCGTTCAATTTTTGAGAGGGCTTTATCCATCTCAGTTTTAAGCTTATCTGCGTCTTCTCCTGCTTCTTTGGCAAGGACATACGGATCAATGACCAGACGGAAAAATGGGCTGTTTGGGGGAAACAGAGCAAGTAAAAGCTTGGATGC